GTATGGGTATATTCCTCTCACTTATTTTACCCGTATTGAAAGGCGAACATACTCAGTAGACGGTATATTTCATCAACTAGGCTATTGGGCGAATGAGGCAATAATTCTGCTCATGTTGACAGAGTACGGCTCGTGGAACTCCCAATCGTGGCTACCAGGATATACAGAGGGTACTCCTTGGGATTTTTCAAAAGTATGTAAAACGGGAATTACGGCACAGCTCGGAAATGTATCAGGATCAATATCATGGGCTGATGCTCCATCAGGATTAAGATGTAGTTACGATTGGTCTGGTACACCGAGCATTATTTTAGCCAACAGCTATCGGGGCATTGAGAATATTTTCGGTCATCTCTGGAAATGGGTTGATGGAATTAATATACAATTTATCGGCAATCTGTTGACTGATGTGGATGTTTATGTCTGTAATGACCCCGATAACTGGGCCGAGGATACATCAACTAACTATACGGATTTAGGCATAGACCTACCTCTCGTAAATGGCTACCAGAAAACCCTGCATAACGGATGTCTGCTACCCTCAGCCGGAGGCGGCGATTCGGCAACGTATATATGTGATCCCTATTATGCCAGTGCTGCTGCCGGTTGGCGTGCGCTTCTGTCGGCGGGCAACTTAACTGCTGGCGCGGGTGCGGGGTTCGCGTGTCGCAATTCGAGTGTCGATGGGTCGAATCGCAATCCGAGTATTGCGGGGCGGCTATGTAGCTAATTTTATTAATTAAGAGGATAATACCTATGAAAACATACAGTAACGAAATACCATCAATAAGTATAAACAAAGGGATATTAACAATCCCTTACGGAATATCAGAGATAGTATCAGAAGATAATATACAATACAGTTATTACTCTATTTCAGTTCCAGTATCTCCTGGCATATCACAAACCAGAATGAATGAAATAGCTCAAGAATCTCTGATATCAGAACTTTATAAAAACATTAAACAGTTTATTGAATATCAACCTAATGGTTATATCCGGTATGATTCAGATCTCAAACTTAATATTCTAAATGCTTCTACATTAGCAGGATTTCAGGCACAATCTGAACCGGAAGCGTGCAGTCTTTTTAGAACTTGGATAACTACTGTCCAGGTGGAGTTTTTTGCTCTTAAAACAGCTATTATCAACGGGGATCTAACGACGGATATCTCAGTTGAAACATTAGAGTCTAAATATGGGAGGGAAGGAACAACACTCCCTGATCCTGGAGTGTCAACGGATGATTTAGTATAATTGATACACAGGAGGCTTATGTGGCGAACAATGACGGTTGTAAAAAAGGGATATCCTATATTTATTTAAAATGCTTCCGTCAAAATTTTACCGAAGCATAATTGGAGTACTAATATGGCTTATATAGTAACAGGTGAAACTCCTAGCAATTATAACGCAGATTTTGGAAGAGTTAACTATTCATACTCTTACCCAAATGATATGAAGTTAAAGCCTGGATCTAAGCTTCATGACTTTATAAGAGATGAAATATTACAAAGGGCTAGAGTTAGTAGAAATGTTATAAGTAGTAGATTCCCTTCATGGAACGAGACTGATAGAATTCTAACTTCATACGTAGCCCTAGATGATGATGAAGAAGATCTACAGGATAGAGATCCAAGCAAGCCTGTTTCTATAGTATTCCCTTATAGTTATGCTATGTTAGAAACCTTACTAACATATCTATCTCTAGCATTCTTCCAAGATCCAATTTTCAGATATGAAGGTTATACTCAGGAAGATAAAGTTGGGGCTATGATGCTAGAACATGTTGTTAACTTACATTGTATAAAGTGGAAGGTTCAACTAAGTCTTCATACACTTTTTAGAGATGCTCTTAGTTATGGAATAGGAGTATGTGCTCCTACATGGGGAACTAGGTGGGGAAAACGACCAGTTAAAACTACAGAATATGATGAAGGTATCTTTGGTAGTGATTTAGTTAGAGATATAAATAGTGTTGAAACAGTTAAGATACTGGAAGGTAATAAGCTTACTAACATAGATCCTTATCTATTCCTCCCTGATCCAAATGTTTCAGCTACTGGAACTCAAGATGGTGAATATGTAGGTTGGATAGATAAAGATAATCTAATGAATCTACTGAGAGATGAGAGTAATGGTTCAGGACTTTTTAACGTTAAGTATATAAAACATGCTCAGGTTAAACTATCATCTTTAACTCATAGTGTGTCTAGTAGACAGATGAAATTTGGTAGTAGTGATACTAGGAGTACTGACTCCACAACAAATGCAGTTGATGTTATCTATATGTATATAGATATAATACCTAACGACTGGGAGCTTGGGAGTAGTGAAGATCCTGAAAAATGGTTGTTTGCATTAGCTGCAGATTCAATAGTAATACAAGCTGAAAAAGCTGATAGATATCACGGTATGTATCCTGTGACTACATGCTCTCCAGAGTTTGATGGATATTCACCTTTGCCAATATCTAGAATGGAAATACTATACGGCTTACAACATATATTAGATTTCTTCTTCAACACTCATATAACCAATATAAGAAAAGTCTTGAATGATATGATAGTTGTTGATCCATATCTTGTAAACATAAAAGATCTTGAAGATCCAAAACCTGGAAAGATTATAAGACTTAGAAGACCTGCTTGGGGAAGGGGTGTTGAGAATGTTATTAAGCAGCTAAACATAACTGATGTTACTAGACAGAATATTTCTGATAGCTCTTATATAACCTCTTGGATGGATAGAATAGCTGGAGCAGATCAAAGCATGATGGGATCGCTTAGGCAGGGTGGCCCTGAGAGACTTTCTGGTGCCGAGTTCCAAGGTACTCGTGGAAGTGCTATCAGCCGTTTACAGAAACTAGCATCTCTCACAGGTTTACAAGCTATGCAAGATATAGGTACAATGTTTGCAAGTCACACACAGGAGTTTTTATCAGAAGATATCTATGTTAGAATAGCTGGAGAACATTCTGAGTTTTTAAAATCTATATATGGATCAGATAGTATGAAGGTTACTCCTAATGATCTAAACATTAATTATGATATTATAGTAAGAGATGGTAGTATTCCAGGTGGGAACTTTTCAGAATCGTGGATTAATCTATTTCAAACTATATCTAGCTCACCTGAGTTACAACAACAGTTTGATGTAACTAAAATCTTCACTTATATTGCAGCTCAGTTAGGTGCTAAAGATGTAGAGAGTTTTAGAAGAATAAACAATAACACTAACGTCCAGGTAATGCCAGATGAGGAGGTAATGAATCAAGTAAATGCTGGTAATATGGTTCCATTAGGAGTGTAAAATGTCTAGAGATATTAAAATAACTTCATCTAAATTACAATTAAAAGATTTTATAGAGTCAAACATCTGGAAAGATTTAAGACGTGAATTAAAGATTTGGTCTAGATTAGCTAGAGACGAATATGATACGGTTTCTGATTTAGTACAATTAGGAAAAGTCCAAGGTAGAAGGGAAGCTGTTGGATATCTTTTAGAGTTACCTAATATTTTTATACAAGAAATTATAGAAAAGGAGATAGAAAATGGAAGAAATACTGACTAATGAAATCAATGATATGATTGGAGATCCTGGTGAGGTATCTAAGGAGGGTGTAGTAGATGATAAAATTCAAGAGAAGGAAGAATTGGAAGTTTCAGATACTGAATCTGTTGAAGAAGTTAAAGAAGATGAAGCTGTTAATTCAGACGTTTCCGATGATGATAGTTCAGATATCAGTGATAGTGATACTACTGATACTACTAATATTGATGATAGCGTAGATCCATTTGCTGAGGAAAGGGCTGAGTTACAGAGATTAAGAGAGGAGAATTCTAGACTTAAAAGTTTTGAAGATGAAAGAGAGTTATCTAAAGATGTTAATTTTTTAGAGGGTTTAGGGGATGATGAAGACTATGATGATATTGTTAGAGATCCATCTAAACTAAACTCAATATTGAATAAGGTTTATAAGAAGGGTTTAGAGGTAGCTAGAACAAAAATAATAGAACAAGTTACTAGATCTATCCCTGACATTGTTAAGGAGAATGTTAGGATAAACACTGAACTTAAATCACTTACTGATAAATTTTATAAAGATAATCCAGACCTTGCTAACTTCAAACCTTCAGTAGCTGCTGTTGGAGAAGAGATTCTATCCAAGCATCCTAACTGGAGTCTTGAAAAGGTCTTTGCGGAAACTGGGAAAGAGGCTAAGAGAAGATTGAAACTTGTCAATGTTGCTAATAAGCAGACAAAGAAAGTTACAGGACTTGCTAGGCCTACAGGTGGAATTAACCGACTTGAGACAAAGTCAAAACCTGATCCAATTGATTTAGAAATTGATTCTATGTTAAATTCACTTTAGTACTTGGAGGTAACTAGTAATGTTGGAAAGAAAGATATTTGAGCAAGATGCTGTAATTGACAAGTGGGGATATTTCACAGCTACTGGAACTATTGGAATAAGTGAGCAGGCTGTAAGGTGTGTATTAGGTGCATCTGCAGTTACACTTACTCTTCCTAAGGTAGCTGAAGCTATTGGTAAATTCTATTGCATTCTCCTGAGGTCTACTAGTGGTGGCGCTGTAACAGTCACTCATGGTGGTGATAGTGAGGATTGGACTGATCAAACTTTAACATTGGCTAATGATTATGTGTTCTTGTATTCAGATGGTATGAAGTGGATAGTACTTGACTACTCTATAAGTATTAGTGATGGGACTACCACTACAAAAACTACTATAACTGATGCACAGATTAAGGCTTTGGCTGCAACTCAGATAACACTTGTAGCTGCTCCTGGAGCTGGTAAACTTCTTGAGTTCCTTGGTGCTACTCTAATACTCACAGCTGGAACTAGTGTACTTACTGAAAGTTCTGATAACTTGGCTATTAAGTATGCAAATGCTGCTGGTGTAGCTGTTAGTGATACTATCGAAACTACTGGGTTTATAGACCAGGCAGTAGATACTATTACTAGAGCAGTTCCTGTTAAGGATGCTATAGTAGCTTCCTCAGCTGCAGTTAACAAAGCACTTGTACTTGATAATATAGGTGATGAAATTGCTGGGTGTGGTGAGGCTGATTCTGTGTTGACAGTTTATACTACCGTTAGAACACTTAATCTTTAATTATATATTTTAGGAGGTTTTATTATGTTTCAAGGAATGCGTGGTACTGGTGATTGGGTAACTGATGAGAGGCCTAAAAATTGGCGTGAGATGGTACATTATTTGTATCCTAATGGGTCTGCTCCTTTAGTAGCTCTCACTAGCAAAATGAAGTCTCAGAAGGTTGATGATCCTGAGTACTATTGGTGGACGCAGGAGATTGCGTCTGTAGGTGGCACTGTTTCTGGAGTCTACACTGAGCCTACTCTTACTACTTTATATACTTCTAGTGGTGTAGCTGGGAATGTTCTATATCTTAAAGTAACTGCTGCACTTGCTGCTAGGGTTAGAGAAGGTCATCAGCTACTTTTGAGGGATGCTAGTGATTACACAGTAGATGTCAATGTGAAAGTTATTAGTGTTGTAGTAAATGGTGCTTCAAGTATTCTTGGTGTGAGACTGCTTGAGGATGATGATAATAGTACATCTCATGATCTGAGTGATTGTGATACTTTTCTTATCGTAGGTAATATCAATGCTGAGGGTGCTGAAATGCCTGATGCTGTAGCATTGAATCCTACTAAGGTGTACAATAGGACTCAGATTTTTAGATCTCCTTTATCTCTAACTCGTACTGCTATGGCTACCAAGTTGAGAACTGGTGATGCGTATCAGAGGGCTAAGAGGGAATGTTTGGAGATGCATTCTATAGAGATGGAACTTGCATTCATCTGGGGAGTTATGACTGAGAATACAGGATCTAATGGTAAACCTGAGAGGACTACCATGGGACTTGTAGAGTGTATTAAACAGTATGCTGCTACTAATGTAAGTGATTATAGTCTAAGTGCAGCATATTCTGGATTGGATTGGACTGCTGCAGGTGGTGGTGAGCTTTGGCTTGATACTATGCTTGAGCAGATTTTTAGATATGGTGCTACTAGTAAACTAGTATTTGCTGGTAGTGGTGCTCTTCTTGGATTGAATAGGTTGGCTAAATCTAGTGGGAGTATTCAGCTAACTCCTTCATCTAATGCTTATGGTATGCAGGTAGTTAAATGGCTTACTCCTTTTGGGAATATTGATATTAAGACACATCCTTTGTTCTCATATGATTCTACTACTAGGAACATGATGCTGATATTTGAGCCTAGTGAGCTAACATATAGATTTATAGATGACACCACTTTCTTTGGCGAAGGTGGTAAGACTGCATCTACTGGTACTGGCGCTCGTAGAATTGATGGGATTAATGAGGAGTATCTTACTGAGGCTGGTCTTGAGTTTATCCATCCTAAAAAATGTGGTATTCTCAATGGTGTTGGAATAGATAACGATCTTTCATAATCTCTTACTTTGGGTTTGGTGGAGGGGATGAAATATTCCCCTCCGGTCAAAATTTTACCAAAGGAATTATAATATGAACTTACTACAATTAAGACAGCAGTTTAGAAATGAATCTGGAAGATATGATTTAGTTGGCTCAGATGGATCTGATAGTGGAGCTAACTTCTATATCAATGCTGGGCAGAGATATCTTGATAGAATTGAGACTACTCAAAAGAGCTATGCTATTTCATATAGAGAAGCTGCTATAGGTCAGTATCTAGTCAAATTTCCATTCTGTCGTGCTGTTCAAGAAGTATGGGCTGGGACGACTACTGAGAGATGGCAGTTAGAAAAATGGGAGTTGCAAAGACTCTTATCAACATACTTTTTAACTCCTCAAGATGAACAGGAGAATGGAGCTCCTTTATATTATTCACCAACAGTTATAAGAACTCCTGAGAAAGATCTTATTGGAAGAGTAGGAGCGTTTGTAGTCTATGCTGATGTAGGTTTAGCACACTATAATTATAATGCTATAGCCTTTGGCCCTTTTGCAGAAGAACCTACTATGATTGAAATCAAGGGTCTCTTCTACTCACCTGAGCTATCAGCAGATGATGATGAAAGTTTCTGGACAGTAGTCCATCCTGATATACTTTTAATGGCAGCTATGAGACAACTAGAGATTATTAATAGAAATACCCAAGGTGTAAATGACTGGACTAATTCTATTAACATGTCTGTGGTTGATATAGAAAAAGATTTTGTAGAAGAAACTATATCAGAAGTAGATTGTATGGGAGGTTAAATGAGAACTAAATTATTTGAACTTAAAGGTCCTATAAATGAAGATAGGATAGGTAGAATAGAAAAGATTGTTACTAGGATTGCTAGACAATCTGTAACAGTTGCTAAGACTATAATACCACCTATACCAGTTTCAAACTTCTGCTCACAGCCAGATGTAGATAGTGTTGTTTTTAGATATATGTTCCCTGTTAGTGGAAAAGTTACTGCATCATCTTTGATTATAGATAGTAAAGGTGATAAAGATGAGGTAGTTATAAAGTTGGAAGTATCTAATAAACAATCTACATCATATAAAATAATTACAACCAAGAAGGTTACAAAGTTTGATGATATAGAAGTTAATGCTGGTGATAGAGTTATTGTTAAGATATATTCTAGCAATGCTGATAAAGATGTTAAGGTTAGAAATATCTGGATATCCTTCTTGATTGAAGTTACTATGGATCATAGTAGGATTAAAAGCTATCTTCTTGATGAGATAGATAGATTAGAGGAATCATATAAATGAGAGAGTTAGAGTTTCTATACTTAAATGGTTTAAAGGTAGGACTTAAGAAGGTAGATAAGATTCCTATAAATGACCAGGTTCTAACTGAATGTTATGGAGTTAGAGTTGGTGAGTTTGGTTTGGAAACTTATGAACCTTTAGATAATTCTATTACTAACATGCCAACTACTTCATGGCCATTTCCTCAGATTTTTAAAGGTGCTAGAGCTAACTATTGTATCACAAGGGATGAGGATGGGGATAAGGTATGGAAACTTACTGATAATGTTCTAACACTTATAAAAGAATTAGATGTTGAAACCTATGGTGTTGGAGAAATGTTTGAGTTTGTAGATTATGGTAGTTTCATAATCCTATCGAATGGAGTAGTTTTTATCTATGGTAATGTAGATGCTGGAGCATATTTTACATCTGGAGCATTAGAGATTAGTCCTACAGTTAAAACTATATGTAACTTTAGAGGTCAACTCATAGGTGGTAATGTAACATCTGATTGGTATGACTGTGGAAGTAACTCTATCATCTGGGGAAAGATAGGAAGTTCTGATTTCTCAGTGGGTAATGATAATGTAGCTGGCTATATGAATATGTTGTCACCTGGAGAGGTTGTTAAGGTAAAATCACTTAATGATAGTATTATAGTATATACTACAACTTCTGTATATAGACTAACTCCATATGAAAATACTTTTGGAATTAAGCAGATGTTGGATATAGGAATACCTTGTATCACTGCTGTTAATGGAAATCTACAAAACCACTTGTTTGTGGATACTATAGGGAGACTATGGTCTGTTAATGATGAAGGTGTCAAGAAGCTTGATTATAGTCCTTACATCTCAAACATTTCAGATCCATTAGTAATATATGATCATATTAAGGGTGATTATTATATATCAGATTTATTTAATAGTTTTCTCCTTACTAGGAATGGACTATCTGAAATCTTTCAGTTTGTTACAGCTGTATGGAATGATAGTGGTATCAATGGCTATACTTATGATAGTATAGATCAAGAGTTTAGACTTACAACAAACTTCTTTGATTTTGGATATAGTGCGATGAAGACTATATTTTCCATAGAGGTTGGTGGACAGTATAGTAACCCATTATATTATTCCATAAGCTGGAGAAAAGATAGATCTGTAGATATGGAAACTACTGAGTGGACTCAGTTGAATGATGTAGGTTTTGGAGTACGCCCTATATCAGGAACTGAGTTTCAGGTAAATTTGAAGAGTATTAGCTACGAGCATGTTAATATAGATTATTTAAAGGTTAGATGGAAAATGACTGATATTAGAAATATTAGAGGAATCTACGCAGCTCCTCCAAGAGGTCAATCATATGATAGTTAAACTTCTTCCAGATCAAGTAGCTACATACTGGGAATATATTAAGTATGGAACATCTCAGGCGTTGCCACCTATTGCTGAGGATAGTGAGGATATGATGAATAATATTCTCACAGGGTTACTTAATGGTAGACTTAAATGTTGGCTTAGTATTAAGAAAACTGAAGATGGAAAAAGATTTTGTGATGGGTTGGTAGTTACAGCTATAATAAGCGATCCTTATATGCAAACTAAGAGTTTACTTATTTATGCTCTATACTCAAGTAATAATAGTATAAGTGATTGGAAGGATGCTTTTAAATCTCTTGTTAAATATGCTATAGCATGTGACTGTAAGTATATAAATGCATATACACAGAATGAAAAACTACTCTCCATGATAGAGAAACTAGGTGGTGATATGTATACTTATATTTCATTTCCTTTGGTAAAATTTTTACCTAAGGGAGGAGGTTAAACCTATGGGATCAGGTGGTGGTTCAGGTGGTGGAAGTAGTGGTGTTGTAGATTTTCCAGCATACATGAAAACATTTCAATCTAGATTATTAGATAACGAAGGAGATGATTATCCTAGTAAGTCGTTTATAGATATCTATAATTCAGCACTAGTTAATAATCCATTCCTGAGTGCTCATGGGTATAATCCATATAGTGAAATAAACGCTATGAATGTAGCCCTTGCAGACTTTGAAGGGGTGTTAGGTGGATATACAGAGGGAACATGGAATGGGTATATCACAACTTCGTTTATAGGTGCAAAGGATACTATTGATGGATTACTAACATGGCCTAGCTTTGTAGCTGCTAGTCAAATACAGGCTAATCTTGGAAATGATGATGCTATACAAGCTGATGTAGATGCATTTGCAGATCAGTTAGATTCTCAGATTGAATCTACTGTATTGCCAAGGTTTCAAGCTGGAATGAGAAATATAAATGCAGTTAATTCCTCTGCCTTCATAATAGGCCAAGCTCTTATTGAGAATGGTAGAGATATAGAAGTAGCTAAACATGCTTCAGGTCTGAGAGTTTCATTAGCACAACAGAGAGATGGAATACTTGGACAAGCGTATATTAATGAGGATAAAATACTTACTGAGAGAACTAGACAATATGTAGCATTTATAATGGAAGGTGCTAATAGCATAGCTCAGATTATGAATGCTGGAGATGCTCTTAGTGATTCATTTTATAGATTGGCTATAGACACTAAACGTCTTCAGATAATTGCTAATACTGAATATATTGATCAGGAAGTATCCTATGACGAGGCTGAAGCGAAGTGGCAGTTGGAACTACTATCTCATGGATCAAACCTTTTAGCTGGTATTAGTGGTGGAGTTAAGGATGATAAGGATAAGAAACCTTCCAAACTTACTTCAGCTTTAGCTGGTGGTGTAGGTGGTGCTGCTGCTGGAGCTATGATAGGGGCTAAGGTTGGTAGTGGTTATCCTGGAATAGGTACTGCTATTGGTGCTGTAGTTGGTGCAGCAGCTGGATGGCTTTCTAGTTAAGGAGAAAGTAAAATGGCTATAGATTCACAAAGTATATTTAATGCATTAAGTAATATAGGTGGAGGTGATCAGATTCAGCCACAAGGTCAGGCTCAAGGATTTGATTATATGCAGTTACTTCCATATTTGCAGGGACTTATAGGTGGAATGGGTAAAGGTGGAACTGCTGTAGGTGAAGGTTTAATAGGGGCAACTCTTGACCAAGCACAGACACAGCAGCAAAGAGATCTATATAAAAGTCTTCTTGGTGGTGATAAAGGTAGTAAACTTACTATAGATGGAGAAGGTAATGTTAATGTAAAAGCTACTAACCTCACACCTTTGTCATCTTATTTATCTCAATCTCTAAGTGGAGGTAGTAGACGTCTAGCCTCTGGTTCTCCAGCTACTAGCCCACAGACTAATGGAGGTACACAACAGGCTGCAAATTTTTCTTCGGAGACCGGCGTCCAAAATCAAAGTCTAGGCTCTAGACTCGCTGGTCTCAGTGATGCAAGTATATCTACACTTACGCCAGAGATGTTTAATAAGATTCTTAGTATGTCTATGGGATATGAGCAGATTAAGAATGCTGAAGCTATGGATGCTTGGAAGAGGTCTATAGGTGAAAGGAAGTTTGCAGCAGAAAATGTTCCAGTAGAGACTATACCTACTGAATTGAGTACTGGACAGACTGTAGGTTTAACTCCTGAGCAGGCTGCTAGTTATGATAAAACTAGAGCTGAAACCCTTCGTAAGATTGAAGAGTCAAAAGCAAAGGGATTAGATAAAACGAAGATAGCTATTCCTATAGGTGGTAAGGAAGTGGAGATAGAAGTTTCTAATGATAAAGCCCTCGATTTTGCGCTTAAGATGCTTCAACTTAGTGAGAGTGGGATTCCTAGAGAAGCTAAGATAGTCAACTACATTAAAAATAATCCAAGTGATGAAAAAGCTATAATGGATATTGTAAAGTCTGGAGGAACTAATATTAATGTAGGTGAGAAGACTATTGAAACTGGTAAGGCTAAGTTTGAGCTAAATGCTATGGATCCTAATCTTCGTAATGATATTATAGAGAGGCTAAGTAAAGCTCAGGGAGTTAAGTGGGAACATAGTCCTGAGGGATATGCTGAAGAGTTTAGAGAGCTAAAAAATAAGTATCCTAAAGTGGATGATGCTAAGCTTAAAAAATTAGCAAAGAAAGCTGCTAAGGATTTTGCTATATTTAGAGAAATGGATAATCTTATAATGTCTACATATCCTAATGCTGAGTATGATAAGGATAGTAAGAGTTGGAAAGTTGGTGATAGAACAATCCAAACATGGCGGAACTAATAGATATGGATAATCTAAGTAAGTTTAAAAGCTCATATGTTTATGATATAGAATCTGAACCAAGTGATGTAGTTGAGAGTGAAAACTTATCAGCTCTTGAGAAGTTTAGAGATTCTAGAATGAGTGAGATAGATATGGAGCTAAGAAATGGAGATATGGATATAGTAGATGTAGCTCCAATAAAAAGTATATCTCCAGATCCTAATGCTTATAATCCATCTATATATAATGAACCCTTGGGTAAAAATTTGACCCAAGAGGTTCTGAGTCCTAAAGAGATTGATACATCTAAATATGGGTACTTAGGTCCAGCTATGTCTAAGTTACCCATACCTGGAGTCCAAAGTGTTAATGAGATGTCTGGTGGATCTCCTGAGATATCAGCAGTTGCAGGAGATTTAGCTAAAAACATGATGGGGTATATAGGAGCGGTTCCAGGTGCTATTTCTAGCATTGCTACTATGGCACCTGCAGCTGGTATAGGTATGCTATCAGCTATATCAGCTACAGCTGAGGTAGTGTTAGGTGGTGGTAGATCTCTAGATGATGCGTATGATATAGCCTCTCAGAAAATGGAAGAGGCTATGAGTACTATACCCATGTACCATCCACAGAATGAGTATGAAGAAGATTTACTAAATGTAGTATTTTCTCCTATGAATGCTATAATAGCTGCAGGTCATAAATATGCTGATATGATACCTAGTGATGATTTAAAAGGTGCGGCTAAGTTCGCAGTTGATATTGCAGCTATGACAGTACAGGGAGCTTTAACTGGTGGGGTTTTAAGGGGTAAGAAACCTACTAGCTTTGAATCCTCTGAAGCTGTAGGTATGAAAAGTGCTGCTAGGAATATCTTAGCTGAAGCTAATAAGATTATAGATGTTGTAGAAGGTGGTAAACCTCTTGGAATTAAAGAGGCTAGTAAGATAGATAGATTGTATAACTCAGCTAGAATTCTTAAAGAAATGGCTAAGGAAGAAGGGTATGGTAATGAGGTTATAACTGATGCTATTAAGAGTGTAGAGGGGATTAAGGGTAGTAAGAATGTAAAGAAGGGTTTAGCACAGCTATATAAAAGGGCTAGTGATACTATTAAAAAACAGAATGAGTTACAGGATAAGAATACTTTTACTGATTTAGAATATGCTAAGAGGGTAAGATCTAATAATGAATTAATAGAGAAGGCTAAGAGTGGAGATGTAGGTAAGTTAGAACCTATTGAAACACCAGAAGGAATTAAAAATCATTTTGAATTAGTTAAAAGATTAGAGGATATAATAGCTGATGAGTCTAAACAACCTTTTGTTTTAGAACAGACTAAAAAAGTAAAAGAGTTTGGCGAGGAGATGAAGAGGAGGAAGGAAAGGGCTAGTAAACGTGAAAGGATTAAGATAGCTAAGAAGGAAAAAGCTGAGAGGATCGAAGCTGAGAAAGCTGAGATGAGGAAGAGATCATATGAGAGAGTTAGTGGTATTGAAAAGGTTGATGATAAAACTATTGTCAAAACTCCTGAGAAGGTTGTTGAAGATGTTAAAGTAAAGACTGAGATAGTTGAGAAGGATATAGAGACTGAAACCAAACCTCCAAATATTGTAGGTGATAGACCTAGTAAAAAAGAGATATTTTTAAGAACTACTGATAGCGAATTCTATAAAACTCCAGCTAAAGCTCGTAAGGATTCTTTAAGATATAAGGATGAAAGGGTTAAGAAGGCAGTTCGTGAAGATCCTTATCTGTATCTAGACATGCTTGTTACTGAAGCTAATCAGTGGATTCATGGAGATAGAGAGAATATATCCTTAATATATGAACAGATTAGAGATTTGAGAACTAACCCTGGTATCAAGTCATTCATGACTGATAATCAGATGAGTGTGTTTTATAATAGGATTGACAACTTTACAACATGGCTAGATGGAGCTGAGAGATATAAACATTCTATTTCAGAAAAGAAACTTCCTAAGGTAGAACTAACTGAGTCTGAGACTAGTCTTAAAGAACTATGGTCTGGAGAATCTTCGGTTAATAGAATTCAAATGATTCTTAAATCACTTGGGGATAAAGGGGTAAGTGAGATAGGTGAAAGTGGTTTGAGAAGGTTGATAAATACTGAATGGGATAATCTTTCAAAAAGTATAAAGGATAAAGTATACAACTTTGCATTTGGGGATAGTGGAAGTAAACTAAGTTCAGATCCTTTTGGAGTTGGTGCTGGGATAGATGTTATTAGAGGATTGGTTAGAACTTTATACAAAAATAAAGGTAAAAGTGAGAAAGTTTATAGTGGTGATCCAGCATCTATGGGTGCTCAAATACTTTGGAATATGGTAGAGGATGTAGATAAATATTTCAAGGATTCTAAAAAGCTCAAAGAAGAAAGTATGAAGAGACCTATATCTGAGTGGAAAGAGAGATTGATGAAAGGTGCGGTAATGCAAGATTTTACCACATATCAATCTATGTATAGAGAACACTTGTTTGGTAAGGAAGGTCTCAATGCTTTTATGAAGCATAGGATTGAAGGTGGCACTCATGCTAAAGCATTGATCATGATAAGGGAGGCTTCTAGAGATATTTATAAAGGTTTGAATAAAAAAGAGATTGAGTTTCTAGATGAGTTCCTATTTGCTAGAAATCAATTAGAAGCTATAATAAGAACTGAGAATACTAAAAATCCATATAAGCCAGATGCTAGACTTAATAAGCTAAATCTTTGGACTTTTACTGAATATTTTCCAGAGATTAAAAACCTGAATAAGGATAGGTTTGATGCTATATTAGTAGCAGCTGATAAATATAAAAGGTATACAGATAAAACTGTAAACATGATGTTTGAATCTGGGTTGATTGATAAAGATACTTATACCAAGTTAAGTGATGTACAGTATTATCAAAGGATGATGGGAGTAGGTGAGGAGTTTGTTAAGTCACTTAATAGGATTAATAAGAAGGAAGGACTGCCAAAGGGTAAGGCTAATTTAAAAGATCCAGATCCTAAACTAAGTCGTTTGCCTAGAGGTAAAAAGATTGATCCACTTAGATTTGATTCTTTACAGTTATTAGGTACTAGGTATGTAGATGTTATTAAAGCTGTTGATCAAAATAATACTTATAAAGAGTTAGCTGAATTAGCAACTAAGTTTAAAGAAAATCCTTTTGCTAGAATAGTTGGAGAAGGTGATAAAAAGAGTAAAGTGGTTCCACATAAGGAGTGGAAAAATATTAAGTATTTTGAAGATGGTGTTAGCAAGGATCTATACATCTCAAAGATGATTGAGAAGGAGTGGGGACGTAGGTCTGATATATTTGATTCTAAAACAGCCTTGTTGGTTCAATTAGCTTCTGGAAGTTCCTTGTTAAAACCATTAGCTGTACCTCTTAACTGGGATTTTTATCTTAAGAATATTATAAGGGATATAGCTCATGGATGGTATACACTTGAGAGTATTAGAAGTGATGGAAAAATAAAGAGTGCTTACTCTCCACATTTACCTATAGGTATGACTCAGTTAACTGGAGATCTCATAAGTGTTTTTCCAGATGTTATTAAAAATAAGGGACTTATTAAGGAGTATATTAATAGTGGCGGTGGTATGGAGTTGTTAGCCCGTCAGGCTTTTTCTGGTCTTGAGTTGTTTAAGAAACAAGATCCAGTTCCTACATTTAGAAAAGGTAAGTTTGAAAAGACTATGGATTTTTTAAGTTGGGCTAGTAACAAAAGTGAGATGTGGACTAGAACAGCTTATATGTTGAGAGGTTTGAAGGAGATAGCTAAGCGTGAAGGTATTGATGTGAAGGAAGTTATGAAGAATAAGGAGTTTATGCTTGAAGCTGCGTTTCAATCTAGAAGTGTTATAGATTATAGCGTAAGTGGATTGTATGGTAAGGCAGCTGATTCTGGAATACCTTTCTTAAATGCGCAGATTCAAGCTACTCATGGAGTGTTTAAGGCGTTTAAGAGGAATAAGGTTGAAGGGTTGTATAAGATGGCTCAGATTGGTGGGTTAGCTGCTGGAGTATATTTTGCACTTAGAAACTTATTTCCAGAAGCTTCCAAGGATATTCCTGAGGAGGCTTATGCTAGAAGTATCCCAGTACCTTTACCATTTCCCTTTGAAGATACAGAGGGTAATATTAGATATCCATATATAGAAATACCACTTGACTCTAGTCAAGGGTTTGCTTCTATGCTTACTATATCCATGGCAAAGATGTTTGCTGGAGAAGATATTAATGTTCCATTAGTGTTAGAATCATTAGCTGGAACTATACCAGCCACATCTCCAGGATCAGTACTGCCACCAGTATTAGGTTCACTATTCACATATTCTTTGAATAAAGATACATGGTCTGGACAGGATATATGGAGGAGGACAGATCCACTATCATGGCCAAAGTCGAGGTCAGAATCTGATATGGCTACAGATCAATTCTGGAAAGACTTTGGAGATGTTACTAAGTTATCTCCTGCTAGATCTGAAGCAGCTTTTGGTAAGGTAGTTCCTAAAAATATTTATGGAGATATCTTTAATGAGCTTTATAATGCAGCCTTTAATGATATTCCTAGGAACATGAGATCAGGTGGTATGTGGCTAAGTATGTATAAAAATCTTCCAATGTTCAGAGGAATATTGAAGGTAACACATCCATTTGTAAGTGAGTCTAAGAATATCAAAGGTTTGAATGAAGAGAGGATTGAGTATGAACTTATTGCAGGTAATGCAGCTGATGAGTTGATAGTTGGAGTACTAGACTTTGACCTACCTATTGAGGACTTCTTTGAGTTCTTATCAGATGTTGGCGAGAAAGATCCTTATATGGCTAAGACTTTGGAAGAAAGGTTTACAATGGAGAAGGCTTTTAGAGATGCTAATGTTAAGAATAGAAGTATCTTTAGAAGTCTACAAAGGTTGAGACCAGAGAGTAGGGCTAAGTGGTTTGCTGATAAGCTTGAGAATGCACCTGTTGATGAGGAGATTGAGTTGTGGGAAACTATTACAAGTGTTGAAGGGATTGTCAGCGATAGATTTTTAGAAGAACTAAGTAAAATCTCCGCTGACGAATCCGATTAGATTTCATTACTCATAGAATCTCTGATTTGTGCTTGGGTAAAATTTTGACCCAAGCCATTATCATTACCTATATACTTTAAAAAAGATCCATTTGGTCTTTCTATTTCATTAACTACTCTCATTGATTTTAGGGTACTAATAATTCCATCCATTCCCCTTTTATCAATATCGGAGCAGAATCTAGTTACGATAGTTGACATTGGAATTTCTAAGTGTTTATTAGATATTATAAAAGTTAAGACACGATATAGGATAGATGACACAGGACTCATGCCAACACCTGAGAACACCTTTGTCATGTTTAACTCGGCTTCAGTTAGTATTGAAACTGCTCTATTCATATCATCAGCAGTTATACACATACTAGGACCATCCTTTCTAGAAGCACTCATTATCATAGATAATTTCATAACATGAGTAGGACGTCTAGTTATATACCCATTTAGTTTCTCATCACTAAAAGGTGGGTTAGCATCTGCATTAGTATACCACTCTGTCCAAGCATTTATAAAGCCCTCCGTGACTTGGAAAGATCCAGTCATCATCCTAATTTTTTCAAGGTCTGACTTTAAAACCTCGCCCAGCATAACCTCCTCCTCGGTTTGCATAGGTATTATAACAGTCTGACCCTTCCTCTCTTCGAAGATGAAGATGATTCTAGATGTTAACCCACCACCTATGGCCTCAGTAGGTAACGATGCTTGAATGAGTGTAGGTGTGGTAGCACCTAAAAGGTTTACCCATACACCTATTATCTCTTCCTGGTCTCTAGAAACTGTTTCATAGGACCACTTAGATTCACAATCATACCAGTCACATAGAGCAGCGATCATAGCTTGGTTGTTATAGCCTAGGAAAACTGTGAATTCTTTACTGAAGATTGATATAGATGCATGGAATTGTTGTTTGCCAGTTAGTAGATCCACGTCAGTGTAGTTAGTATGCTTTAACCTCCTTATCAAAGCTTGGAGTGTTGTAGCTTGCGGAGCTACTGTGATATTAGGAATCTCCTGTAATATATCAAGGCCTGGCCCCATAGCTGAACTCTTTCTTACACCACTAGGACCTACCAAAACTATATAAAGGTTAGGATAGAAGGTTAGAGATGTTCCCCAGTTAATAAAACACTTTCTCTGCAACGCAGCAGCTATTACAGATATAGCAGTCCAAGTTCTATATGACTTAGGGGATTCACTCTTTTTTGTATACTCCATGAAACCATCTATCCAATCTGGAAGTTGTCTCATTTTAAATCCCCAAACTATATAAGTGTTTTATAGATAGACTCAATCAAGTTAGCTGTATCACTAAGTGTTTTAGGGTATTTACTACTCTTGATATCCTTCATAAATTCCTTACTCATATTAATACCAATAGAGGTATCACATGGGATAGAGAATGATCTACCATTAAAGGTTAGAGGTTTTTCTAAACTATCCTTAATATCAGTTATTATCTCAGCTACTCGTTTCCATCCTACTGATATAGGTATTTGGTATACAACTGAATCGTGGATTTGAGATAGGAGTTCAACTTCCTTAAACTTATCTCTTGAGTAATATATGTAGTTAAGACCTCTAGAGTTTATTAAATCTGCAGTTGTTGACTGTGGTATGTGAGCATAGGCTGTTTTATAAGTTTCATCACTGCCAGGTCCGAATAAAGGGCCTAGGAATACTCTACGTCTCCCAAATAGATTTACTAAGGATCTATTTTTTCTAAGTTCTATTTTAACATAATTATGAAACCCTTCTCGTACTCCAGGATAGGCTTTGTGATATAGGTCGATTATACTCTTAGCGTCTCTCTCCTGCATCTCGTATAAGAGTGCAAAAGATCTGTAGCCTAGATCATAATTGAGACCATGGTTAGCTTTCTTTCCCCAAAATCTTTCACTATGAGTTCCATCACCTAGTGTACACGTTCCATCTTCAGTAGTTACTTCTGATATAGATTTTCCAAAGATCATGGAGGCAGTTAGAGAGTGAACATCTATTCCACCCTCAAAGGCGTTTATCATAGTAGTTACATCACCTAGGTAGGCTACTAGTCTATTTTCTATCTGTGACATATCTTGAGAGATTACTATGTATCCTCTATCAGCTGTAAAGAAACGTAGTAGATCATGTGGCCAGTTCTGTGCATTACCTCCAAGGCCAAAGATAGTTTCACCACTAGACAATCTACCTGTGTCAGTACCTACTGGTTTATATGAAGTTTTAAACCTTCCATCAGTATCAAACTTCACTACGTTTAGATAGGTACTAATACGTTTCTTGAGGCCTCTTAGTTTTAATATCAAAGAGGCTTCTTTATAGCCTTGTCTGGCTATACGCTTAAGTGCATTTTCATCTGTTGAAATAGACCATCCTTTGGGTGTTCTCTTTTTATAAGGTTTCAAACCTTTAACATCATAGAAGTAATCCTTTACTTGTTTAGGTGAGTTTATGTTTAGTTCATACCCAGCTAATTCATTCAACTCTTTCTGAGTATCTTCTATAAGTTTATTAGTAGCTTCATTCTCCTTTATTATTCCACTAACATCTACATTTATTCCCCTTTCCATCATATACATTAAAGGATAGATTAAAGCCCTTTGTCGATCATAGGTTTCTATATTACCCTGAGATTCTAATTCTCTTAATTGAGAAGGGCGAGCAGCAGAGGTTGAGATAGAATCAAGTGCAGAATATCTCCACCAGGTTGAATCAATTCCTCCTCCACCAGCCTTAATCCATTTCTTTCCATCAGCCTTGTAGTATGGAATGTCTGTGTGCATAGATGTTACAAAATCTAAACCAGCTTTATAGTCTGGAAATGCTATCTTTTGTGCGATCTGTGTACAGTGGATAGATCCTGCAGGAACTATTCCATACTTATGCAGCATGAATTGACAATCGAAGATGTTATTAGCTCCACCTTTCGCTATGTTTGGGTTTTGAAGGAGTTCTGCTATCTTAAGCATTATAGATACTTCTTGTTCTATGTTAAAATAATCTCCTTTGGAATAGTAGAAGGGTATAGAGATAGCCTCATACTCATTCCATGCAAATGAGATACAATTAAGCTCTTCGTTAATCACTTCGATATCCCAATCTATAATCTTTCCCTCTAACCCATAATGAATGCAGGTGTTTAGAGCTGATATAGATTCTTCAAACGTGGGTTTTATGTATAGTTGTCTACTCTTGATTCTGAACTCTGGAAACTTAGATTCATTTAGTGCTTTTTTAAGATCATTTACAATTAAAGGTTTGTTTAAATACTGTCCCTTATCAGGTAGGACAGTGGCAGTGTGGAAGGTACTGATAGTCTTAACACCTGGGACTAGTGTTGATTCTAAAACTGAACCTCTCCAAGGTGTTATAGAAGTTCTTGATGTGAGAGCATAGAGTGGTATAGCTCCTATGCCTACTACTATATTAGGCCTCACCCTTAAAATTTCATCTTTGAGTATATCTAGAAACTCAAGAGTTTCCTGAGACATTACAGGAGAGTTTCCAGATAAGTCTATATATGATTTTATGTGTTTGTCTAGAGATTTTATAACATTGGTTATATAGCAATCGAAACGTGCTATTCCGGCCATTTGTAGACACTCATTTAAAACTTGTCCAGCAGGTCCTACAAATGGTTTTCTACGTGAAACCTCCTGAAATCCAGGTTGTTCTCCGACTATCATTATCTTAGAACTTTCTGATCCTTCAGGAGGTACGAAGTTTTTTCTATTAATCATACTATCTCCTTACATAGGCTTTGTAGATAATTTATGGATTTTTACTAAGTATGAATCTCTATATTCTTTTGATAAGTCATAGCCAAAGGCACTCATTCCAACAGAGTTTGCAGCTATAATACCATTACCTGATCCAGCAAAAGGTATGAGAATTCTAGATCCTGGATAAGTGAAGGTTTTGTATAGTTCTTGCATAAGCTCTACTGGTCTCTCAGTTGGATGAGACTTCTGGTTTGAAGGGACGGGTGGAAAGTTGAAGATGTTAGATCTTCCAAGTGTGTTTAGGACTGGGTTTCCTTTTCGAGCATAGAAAAACATCTCATATGAGTTAGCTAAATAAGTTTCAGGTCTATTAGTTTGCCCAGTAGGTTTAGTCCAAAGGCCACATATTCTATTTGTTTTAAAACCTGCATCAGTTATCCATTGGTAGATCTTCTCAAACCATGGTTCAGGAGCGAACCAGAAGATTAATGTTGAATGAGTGGTCATTACTCTATATGCATTTTTTAAAACATCTTTAATGAACTTAGGATATGATTCTTTATCTATCTCATTATATGAGGTTCCATAAGCATAGTCTCTTTTAGCTTTTTCTAAATTTATAGCATATGGAGGATCTATTTCACATAAATTTATACATTCATTAGGTATATCAGCGCTACGAGTTAGAAAATCTCCAATCATGTAGGAGTCAGCTAGGGTTTTAAGGTTTGAGGATACTCCTATGTTAGATTCTACTTTAGATGCTATGAATTCAGTAAGTGCACTTGTTTGAAGATTTTTTAGTGCCTTAGTAGCATCACTAGCAGTCCGGCAGTTTTCGAATAGTTGTGGAAATTGATCTGCAGCATTTGCTAATTTGATAGAAGCTGAGACCTCAGGACGTTTTACTCCTAGGATCTCAGCTGTATCATTCATAGTCCAACCAGAAGCATCTGAGGATTTAGATATCTTTTCTCCATGTTCCTCAATTTGAAGTCTATGAATCTCTCTTTCGAGTTTAGCTCTTTCGAGCCAATCTAAGTCCTTCCTATATATGTTTTCACTTAGTTCTATTATCCTAATCTCACGTTCTGAAAGTTCATTGTCGAAGATTCTAGCAGGGATTTCAAGCATGTTAATACTCTTAGCGGCAGTTAATCTTCTACCACCTGCTAAGAGTGTGTACTGGTTGTCTTTTAGGTGTAGGGCTATAGGAGTTATCAAACCATTATCTTTTATATCCTTAGCTAATTCCTCTATATTTCCTAGTTCTTTTCTATAACGATCTCCAAAGTTTATTTTTTCAACAGGTACTATTTCCAGTCTCATAAGTTTACACTCCTAGAAGTGACAAAAGTTCAGATGCTTGATCTGAAGATAGGTCTGACACAGTTTTAGATTCCTTTTTTACTTTAGCAACTTTAGCAGTTTTCCTAGCAGAACTCTTTGAGGTTCTTCTAGATAGTCTGATTTGGCGAAGCATTTCAGTTGCTTCTTCCAGTGACATGTCGCTTAGTTTGTTTATATTTAGATCATCTATTGTTGCCATTTAGCCCTCCACTTCAAATACTAGTTTTCTAAGATCATTTAAACACTTATCACATATTGATTTAGCTCCTATTGATTTTAAATCTTTATCTGTATTACAGTGTTTGTAGCAGAAGCTACAGAATCCATAATTGTCAATTTCTGAATTTTCAAAAAGTTCATCTATTCTCTCAATTATTTTGCTCATTTCCCCTCCTTTGCGTTAATGACTATATGTTGTAGTGATGGGATTATGTCTCTAGGCTTTGCGTATTTTTCTATCAAACTTCCACAGATTATTAGTCCATGTTCTTCTATAAGATCTAAAACGTCATCAAGGATGACGCTAAAGATAGATCTTTGAAGGCCATAAAGTGGGATTAGTTTATTCTTTCTAACCATCTGTTCCTCTGTTATATCAAAGGATAGTCTAGGTCTGCGTTCCTCCATGTAGGATATCCTCCAGTTTTAGTTCTATGATTCTGAAGTATTCATCTTGTAACTTGTTCCATGAGTTAGTGTAGAAACTAAAATGAGCTTCATTTTCGATAGAAGCTATGTATATTGAATATTTTATATCTTTGCGACTATTCCTATCTTTAAATATATACCTCCAATTTTCAATGTCGATAGATGCTGAGCTTTCAAACTTCATTGATAGGTTATCTACCATCTTTGATATTAATGGAATACTTGGTTTAGGTCCTAAAGTCCTTCTAATCCGTTGTAGCTTCATAGTTCTAACCTCCCCTTTGGTAAAATTTTGACCAAAGCAATGACAGTGTGAGAGAAGGAGATAGTTATCTATTCCCTCTCTCACTATGATGTTTACTTTATGTATTTCCTCACAGTATTCTGATCACCATATTCTTCAGATGATTTGACTCCAACTATAACCCAGCCTTCTAGACCTATAAAATCTTCTTCAGGATCAAAAGGTTTGGTTAGATCTACTCCAAAACATTCTAAGAAACACTTGGTGTTGTAAATGTTCCTCTCCCACTGTTTCCTAGTAAGGATCTCCTTGTTATCCGAACTCAAGGTCCAGAAGAAGTCAGAAAACTCATTAGCCATAGGCTGATCAGGAACTTCATACATAGGAATCCAGTAAGGACGACCCTCAGATTCTCCAACCCTTACGTTTGTAATTCTAACCTTTACCTCTTCTCCCTTTTGAAGTATGTAAGGCTCAGGTGCATCTTTAATTTCATTGACATAGTCTATTAAACTCATTTTAATCTCCTTAATATGATAAAAGTTGTTGTTAGTGGAAAACTATGGTTTACACGCTAAGTTGCTCATACCTCCTTTCTTTTATAATCATATCCTACCTTTTTGAGGATATTAGAAATATCAGGTTTTTCATAAGCATCTAATTTACCATTAGAACATAATCTTGAACGAGCTACATATTTGCCAGTAGAGTTAGTTAACATACGATATTCGATTCCACTTGAGGTTTGTTTAGGTGACATTACATATATTTCGTCAAACATTAAAGGGATAGTAACCATACCTTGGCCAGTGGTCATGAAGCGATAGACTGCACCCTCAACTGGATCTTCAACAAGTTTTAGATGGCCAAGGGCTAGGAAATCACAAGGGAGTCTAAGCATTTTGTTTAGATAGTTCTTTATCTCATTCTTTTGTGGAGTATAGTCTTTTGTAAACCTAGGAGCTTCACCAGCTATTCCTGCCTTCCTAAGAACATCATTCATGATAGCATCACTCCAGGTTGTTACACTATCTAGAACATACGTAGCGAATTGATTGAAAAATTTTTCTCTAACACGTCTATCAAATGTAGCTTTCCATTCTTTATAAACAGAAGGTTTTAAAGGATCTTCATTCTCCCATCTTGTATCAACCACTATGTCATTAGACGAGATTAGATCCTTTAGTGCCCTAGTTCCACCTGGGTCGAAGGAGTCTATGAACACTGGTTTTCGTGCGGTTCTAATCAAGAATGTTTTACCACTACCACTCTCACCAAGGACTAAAGCTGAGAAGGTAGACTGCTTTATATCATTTTCGTAGTAGTTTTTTATATCTTCTAACTCCTTACTAATTTCTAGTGGCATAGTTTATCTCCTCTCTTCTATCTTTACTGTGTTTTTATTATCTATCTTTATATCTACCTTAGTTTCATCTTCTCTAGGATCCCAAAATTCAACCTTGAATCCTGGAGGAGGAGTATTTATGTATTGTAAAGGATTCTGCCAGGAGTTACAGAAATCTATATACTCACAGATGTGTCCGTAGGAGTAGCATCCCTTAGGGTTGTAAGGAAATGCAGCCATTGTAGGATAGTTCTCACTACAAGTTTCAAGTTTTTCTATCTCATCTTTCAATCTTAAAACCCTTGAAGATGTTGACCATAGCCAGGATAGTAGTTGTTCAGGAGTTCTGTGGACATATATTCTCTTGAAGTTACTAACATATCCCATTCTAGAACCATACTTTAATTGAGTACAGTTATAAATCATACCTCCAATGTCATCTTCACCATACATACAATGGAGACAGTGGCTGTAGCAACCAGTTGCAATTGACATGAGGAACATATCCTCGTAAGTTTGATTGAATTCTAAACCAGTTGTTTTGTGGTCTAGAGAGTAAATCTTACCATCATTTTTATCTCTCAAGATAGAATCCATTCTAAGTGTCATGCTTATATTATTCATAATTGGGACAGTTGCTGAAATCTCAGTATATAGAACTTCGTATTTTTCAAGATCATCCTTATATATTGTTATATAGTCATTTAAGGCTGAGATTGCGCTTTTAGGATTTTTTGATTTATGAAGCTCATCATCTTCTTCTGAGAACGATTTTCGCCATTCTTCTATAAACTTACTATAAGCTCCATATAGATTTTCATGACAAGGGCCGTTTAAGAGTAGGTATTCCATAGCTAAGTGCCACGAAGTACCGAAGATTAAATCTATCTTTGGCCTATCTAAAGACCATCCTAGGATGTGCCTATAGAAAAACATTCTTTCACATGTGCAAAAATCTGTTAGTTTAGAACTATCAATTATGTTAGTTGATGGGTGTAGTTCCATAGTTTTCTCCCTTGTCTATTATAAGATTTCTCTCGATATATTTTCCTTTCTTATAAAGAAGTAGGTTTAGTTTATTATGAAGTTTAGCAAAAATGCTACATGCAATAGAGTTCATTACTCCTAATGAGCACATTAAGATGTAGTCATCCTCGTTTGAAGATATTAGTTTAGCATAAAACTTTCTATGCATAGAGTTACATGCGAACCTGTTTATTGGCCCTTGTGAGAGATATACTATATCCCCAAACTGAGAGGCCTTAGAAAAATCATGTGATGATTTGTTAACTACATAGACTGTCATTTTTTTTTCTCCTTAAGTTTCATCAATTTTCTCGATATATGGCTTCATGAGTTATTTCAGATTTCTTATACTGTCTCTTATTTGGTTTAGTACTATCGCTATTTCACATAGTAACAAACCATAAAACAATAAGAAAATAGCTATTACTATTAATAGTATATGATATTCAATCATCCCGATAATTCTCCCCAAAAGATACTTTGTGATTACCGTTATCTCTAACCTCAGCGATAGAATACATTCCTATCATCTTAGGGGTTATTGTATACAACAGAAAGTCACATGTTTCACATTGTCTGATTTCTTCAGCCATACAATCAGGAGTCCAGTCCTCAACTACAGGATTAAAATAATCCACAGTAAGCATAGGAATAATTCTGTTTCGCCATGCTGATTCGTTACAAGTACCACCTAAAATACTTTCATTTCAAACCTCCCTCCCTATTTCTTCAAATTCTGCATTCGCTGGAATAATGCGCTTTTCCTTTAGCTCATCAAACCGTTGGCGAGAAACAGTTGTTGCCTTCTCTTTGGTGTAGCATTCACCAAATTTCATCCCATTTTCTTCTTGTAAAAAATAAACCGGGCCTGACCAAGTTGTAGATGTATTTTTGGATAAAATTATAAAACCCTGCATAACAATTAGCTCCAAATATCCGAAAACATTCCTGGAATCTTCTCTTGCAATTGTGCTTCATCAATCTTGATTTCCATATTATAGTCCCCTTAATTCCATACTCGCTATTTTTAGCTTATGGTCTAAATATTTATAAAAACATTTTTCACATACAAGGAACTCTCCATACTCCTCGATTGAATAGAAATCGTTTGATGGTGTACATTTTGAAACTGTATTGCAGACACAGCACTTGCATTTTTTATACCTCCTGTCCTCATATTTAGTTAATACGATGTGAGCAACTTGTGATAGATTTCGTTCTTTTTCTATCATCTTGAACATTTTCCCTCCATTATCCCTTCAAATATCTCAGGTAATAGATATTCTAATTCAACCAAAAGTGGAAGCATGATCTCTCTCATCTGCGGGTGAGCAGATTTGCTACATCTCTGTCTCAACACATGCCGCCATTGACGTAGGTTTGCCGTCATGACTATTTCGGTCTTAAGGCTGTTAGGTAAAACACTTCGTGCTTGTTCAGGCCTTGCACCATAACGAAGTAGGTTCATATAGTATTTTTCAGCTTCTTGCATTGCATACTTCCAATCTCTGAACTCAATAGATTTTTCATCCCAAAATAAGGGTTTAATAAATGTTAGTTCGCCACTGTAATTACAATACCTCGTACTCTCCTGGGAGTATGCGGCCAGTCTATGTCTTACAAGCTCATGTGATACGCCACGGTCACAGATGAATTTTACAGTAATGTTTATATGTTCTATCACACTCTCATGACCAGATTTAATGAGACGTTTAACGAATCCCTTTGCAGAGTCATTCGTGATATTATCTTCGGACTTGTAGCATGTACGACCTATTCTTTCTATGGACTTCAAAATATCATAAGGCTCTAGCATGTATAGAATCTCATAAGATGGAGATATTATTTTCATTTTTATTCTCCTTTCTCATTCATGATTAATGCCTTCACTTTTGGATCTGATAACTCACAAGTGGCATCATGATAAACACATGGCATAATCAATTCCGCTATAAGTTCACCTTGCTCTAATGTGACTGGAAATATTAAGCTAATCTTTTTCCCAGTCGCAATATTCTCCCAAGTTGCTTCTACTTCGTTTGTTTTTGGATAAAATACCGCTGAAATTTTATGAGTAGTATCCATACTCCATTTTATGGATTCAAAACTGTCCCACTCATCCGGTGTTGCGTTATACCTCCTTAAAATGCTTTCAGTAAAATCAATCAGGTCTTTATTCCTCATCTTCATTTCATTTCTCCTTTGGTAAAATTTTTACCGAAGCATTAATGATCATTATCTTGTTCAAATAATGTAGAACAAGAATCCTCTACCCCATGCTTATATCCATGAAGGAATACTTCCTTAGAAAACTCCTTGATGAATCTAGTAAAAGTCAACATAGTTCTTTCATAATACTTAGCATGATTTTCTGCTAGTTCTTCTTCTCTCTTTTTCATATTCTGCTTACCTCCTATTTAGTTTAAAATTCATCTTTTTCATCTTCCTATATATTGATGAATGAGATACTCCTAAAATTGGTTCCATTTTTCTTGCAGAATTTAGTCTATTATATTCCCTTTTAAATACCTCTCTTAGATTCATATTTTTGTTTATTTTAAATCTTTCACGATATACTTCTACGACCTTATCCCAGTTAATCTGAATGACATTTTTCTCTATAATCATTCTCTTATTATGTAGAAACACTCCTTCCATTTTCATCTTATATTACCTCCAAATAGACAGGGAATCTAGGGATTCCTTTATCTGAGATACTTTGGAATCTTATTATTACACTTTTTCCTATAAGAGACTCTTTGTGTTTCCACATAGTTTCCCTTTGCTCTTTTGTAAACCCAGTTCCTACTTTAAATGAGCTTAGTGGGTCATTAGAAACTATCAAAGATCCTAGAGAGTTCTTTGGATTTCCAGCTGTATCTACTTCCTCTATAAAACCTATTATCTTATACATATCCATCTTTTTAGGTTTAAATTTAAGAATATAGTTTGATCTTTTGAATTCATAGTTAGCTAATGGATGTCTAACTATAATCCCTTCGTAGCCATGAGATAGATAATCCTCAAAAGCCATGTCAATATCATTAATGTTTATTTCGTTAGTTGAAACTACTTTTATGATTGAGGATATTATTCCAAGGGAGAATAGTTTAGAGATCCTGCTAACAGTTGGTGAGTGTTCATCTATAATGTCAAAAATGTGGTAGGATATTAGTGATCTATCAGAAGATGGAGTATCTCTCATTACAATAGATTGGATAGAATTGAAATCCATTCCGTGGGAGTATAGTTCTCCATCAAAGGTTAGGTTTTCAAAATTTAGATCCTCATCCAGAATTTTAAGTGAATTTGTTATATGAGGAGTAGAAAGGATAACATTTCCATTCCTTGTTAGAAGATACCACTCAGAGTTTACTTTTACAGCCTTGCATCTTATTCCATCTAGTTTTGGTTGTGTTAAGAGGATTCTAGTTCCCCATTTATGAATTTTCTCAATATCTAAAGGTTTACATAACATTACATTTTCCATTAGATATTCCTCTCTTGATCAGTTATGTGTGTCATGTGGCACGATTTTTAGTTATTTTTTAACCCCTAGAGAATAATTTCCCTAGGGGCTCGGAGGAAGTATGAGATGAAAAAAAGCTTCTCACACCAACTTTTTACTTTTGAGCTTTAGCCTTAAGTTCAGCTATGAACTTGGCCTGTTCCTCAGGTGTCTTGCTCATGAAGGCTGCGAGGGCTTTCTGCAAGGGGTCAACAGTTCCACCACCTCTGACAGTAGTCCCTAGCTTCCAATTCTTATACTGCTCTTGAATTTCAGAGATCTTTCTGCCAGCTCTCAATCCATTTCGAATTCCAGACTGAATGACGACCTTTCCATTCGCAAGGGCGTTAGAGAGGATAGCTTCCTCTCCATAAAGTTCGATTGCTTCCTTCAGAGTTGAAGGAACATCTATTGTAATCGTACCTTCCAAACCTTCACTTGTTTTTGCACTTACTTCCATCTTTTCCATTTTTAAATCTCCTCTGAATTTGGGTTGGTTAATAATACGTTTTTGATTTACATACACCATAACACACCTTGAAACAGGTGTCAACCATTATTTTTAGCACTGTTTGGTTTTTATATTTTTTGATTTTAGGTATTTACAAACTGAGGATTCCGAGACTAGAAGGATATTAGAGATTAGCTTATTAGAATAACCACTCTTTTTAAGATGAAGCAAGAGTGATCTAGGAGTCTTAAACTCTGTTTTATTATTTATGTTGTAGTTTTCTAGAATTCCCTTCCAGTTGATACTAATAGCTCCATGTTTATGAGTTTTTATAGTCTTACTCTTTTCTATATAACTTCTTAAAAAGGAGTAGGAGACTCCTATGACATTCGCTATGTTCCTAATACTATTACCCTTATATAAGTCAGAGACTAGAATATCGAAGTCTTTATAGTCTGTATCATTTCTTCGATTGAAAAGATCTACCAGAAGCTCAGGTTTTACATATTTAGTCATTTTATCTCCTTCATTATATTAAGCATAAAAACCTTAGTTTTATTCTTATATCGAAACTCTATAGAGTTTACTCCACTAACATCATGAAGATTCTTTAAATCTCTCTTAGACATGTATGAGTTGAAGCCAGGAGTCAGGATGAAAAAATCTTTTTCAAGATTAAAATCTTCCAACATTTTCTTTTTGGAAGTATAATCCCTCCCATAAGCTCCAGATATAGCTATTGTATTCATAGTTTCTCCTTTTTTTCCTTGGGTAAAATTTTTACCTAAGGAGTTTAAGATTATGATGTTTCTAATGGTACTTCACAGATTGGACAACACAGAATCCATGATTCGTCTATGGAAGAATGGCTTCCAAACTCATTGAAACCTAGACCGAAGTCTATGTAGATTCCTTCTAATTCTTGACCACAGATAGGACATCTTCCCATTCTCTTGTCACTATCTTCATCTTTTTTCATTTTCCTCCTCCTTTTTAATATAATTATTTAGAAATTGCCACCATTTTTATGTTCTAGAACCTAGAACATTCCCTAATCTCATGTAGAACATCTAGTGTTATCTGTTCTACTTGAGAAATCAATAGTACACTTCTGAGTTATTGGTAGAAGTGTCTCTAACCAGAAACTCTCATGGAAACATCTAGGACATCTAGATGTTCCCGTGAAAATGATATTGCAGTCAGGACACCATTTTACCCTCTGAGTATCACATTGAAAATCCATTCTTAAATACCTCCTTTTACTCTGTTCATAAATTCACTTAATTCTTTCTTAGAAAGGGATGATAGAATTTCTATCATCTCTTTCTCGTCATTAGTTAGCACTACTATATCTTTCTTCTTTTCACTTTTAGCTACAATTACAGTCTTTTTATACTTAAGAGCAAACTCCAAATCTAAACCCTTGTAAAGGTCTAGAGCTTTCAAATATTTCCCTTCTAGAAGTTTAATCTCCTTTCTTTTTTCATCTAAAATCCTCTGAACTTCCAGAAGATTCCTTTTAGCTTCCACAACTTTTTTCCATTCATTTTCTTTATCCATTTTAACTTCCTCCTAGAGTTTTAAACATGGTTCATTTCTAATGTTCGCATCCACAATAACACGGCCACGGATGGATGTCAACCCCTTTGAATAAAATTACCTTTTGACTCATGTAGATGGGACCAATAGATGAGAACCAAAGGTGAGACCACTCTAGATCATTCTATCTCTAACCTCCTTTTCAGATTTATCTAAAACTTTTAACTTTTCCTCTAACTCATTCATTATAGTTTCAGAATCCCTAATCTCTTTAACCTTATCCCTATCACTCGTGTTACTCATGTTACTTATGTTAGCTTGTATCTTATTAAAAATCCTCTCAGCTTCTGCTAAGATCTTAGGATCTACAATGTTATTATCTACAACCACCCCTTTCTCATTTTCATTCTCCCTTCTCAAATTCTCCATTCTATTAATCTTAAACCTTCCTCCAGGATTATATGCATCTACTCCCATCTCATTATTACACATGATGATAGATTCCTCTATTGAAAGATTTCTAGTCAGACCATTCTCTTTAAATATCTCATTTAGAAATCTCAAACTATCATCAATAATAGTATTTTTATTCCTAATTATTCCCACAGTTATACCACTCCCTCTTAGTCCTACCAATAGTTCCATTAATAACTTGGTTGAGACCCTTAGGGTAATAACTGCATCCTTTTTATATTCTTTTTCCTTCTTCTTTCCCTTCTCCATAATAATATTCTCCTTTCTTTTTCCTTTTTAGAATGTTTTTAATGCTATGGTAAAATTTTTACCCAAGCAAATAAATATTACCTAGCTAGCTAATCAAACAATATTATTTCAGACCTCGAAAACCCTTAAACCTCAAACCAACATATTCATAATATATTATCTTTATATAGTTGTCAAGTGTTATTTGTAATCATTGTAATTTTGTAATTAATGTAATTATTGTAATTATTGTCATTAATGTAATTAATGTATGCGACCACTCATCCATCCATGTAAATATAATTATCTCTCTATATGTATATATGTATATATGTAGGTGTGTAGGTGTGTAGGTGTGTATATATATGTAGGTGTAGTTATATATATAGAAGTATATGTATAGATA